GTGTAAAAACGAAAACGCTTTGAGAAGAATTTGAATAGGTTTGAGAGATTTCCGGTTTCCAGCCCCTTCCTTACCCTCCGGTTAATGCCACGATAACACCCCGTTAAGCCAGCGGGAATCCCGGCCGCCGGCGTTGCCCTAAAACCTGCCCGCTGGACACTGGTATGCCGGACGCTCCAGCATCGCTTTCAGACGGCCGGGGAGCTTCGTCTGGGCGCAGGGTAAACAGCCGGGATGCTGGCAGATCCAATCGTGGTTCCATTCGCAGGCCGTGCAGGCGGCGAGGCGGCCGGAAATGATGCCCTGGACTTCCTCCGTGGCCAGGGCGACGGCCTTGCCGGCCAGCCGGCCCGGATCGTGCCTCAAAACGACCGGCTCGATGTCTTTGTCCGCAAAGATCAGGTCGTCGCCGGCGACCGTGTGAGGGGTGGACCAAACATCAAAAGCATAGGCGCTCGGCAGCTTGGAAATCCTGTCTTTGGGAATGCGGATCATATCAGATCAGGAAGGTTCCGGTTGGCCAGGCGTCAAACGTGCCATCGACGGCAGCGACTGAGCAGCCGCAATCCAACTGGACCTCGCTCATTCGGCGCTGATTGCCGAGCGCAAAATAGGTGTTGAATTGCTCCGGAGCACCCGCCGGCGCGGTCAATCGCGCCTCGACTTTCGGCACCGTATAATTGGCGTGGCCGTCGATCATGTTCGGCGCGCAAACTCCCGCCTGCTGGATCATCTCATCTTGATGGTTCGTCCAGAACAAATCGGTCATCGCCTGGCACACGTCCACCGACCAATATTCCGCCACCGCACTCACGGCCCCAATCGTGGCAATGGTGGTGGATGACGGCAGCCATCGGTCATCTGATCGCTCCGGGCTGCCGGCGGGCAAAACGGCGATCACGGCGCGGTAATTCGTGGTACATGGACAGGGCTTGACGTTGCCCTGCTGCAGCTGCGAATTGCGCACCCAATGCTCACCATCACCAGAGCCTTCGCGATGCCCGGAATCCACGCTCCACACGAAGTCGCCTTTGGGCCGGGTATCGGCGAACCAGACGCCCGTTGCGCCAGCGGATTTGAAATACGTTCCCGTCGGCAATTCGCCCTGATATTTGAAGGATTCAGGTGTCACGTTCGACACCTGAATATCCGCCTCGGTTTCGGTGTCATTGCCCAAGATAAAGGTCACCTTGTCGCCGTCCACCAATCCGGTCAAAGCCGGATATGTCACGGTGACGATGCCCGTGGCTGCGTCTCGATTAGCCGTGAAGCGCACGGCCCCGCATATCGCCCAGGCGTTCGGCCAGCGCTTGTCCGTGGTTTCACCGCAGTTGGCATCCTTCAGGGTCCAGTCCCGTTTCGCCCCGCACGCGCCGAAGAAGTTCTGCGCCGGCAACGGCTCTTTGAGGAAGCACATCTTGCGGTATTTGACCCCGTTTTCGGACGTATGAAAGACGCCCGCCTTGCTGGAATAATCGCGGAATTCATCCTTGGCCGCGCAGCTGAACCGGCCATAGGGCGGATCATCATCCGCGCCGACCGACCATTGGGTGGCAGTCGGCAGTGCCGAAGGCGACATGCCGCCATACTTATACTCGATGCCGCTGCAGCCATCGGTGAAAACGTAGATCAGCTCATTGAAGTCGATCCAGCCGTCGTTGTATTTGGCGTTCGCTCGCGGCTTGCCCCGGATCTGGCCGGTGAAGTCGTTGGTATTCGCCCTGGAATCCACCCAGCCCAGGGCCGGTGCGTTACCGGCCGACTCGTCATACGTCACCAGCGGCAAGGTCCGGCAATCGCCATCCGTGCGCCACGGATACTGCACATCGTCGGCCATGTTCCACTCGTTCAAAAGCGCCTTGGCTTGAGCGGAAACTTCGCTGACGGTGTAAGGCGTATTCAAGGTCACGTTCACCTCGATCATGATAGATGCGTTGGCGGTCCAATCGCTGGAATAGCCATCGGTGTACCATTGTTTTTCAGACGAATACGCCGCGGTCTGTTTATAGGTCAGCGAAATCGTCGTGGCCGAGACCGACACATCCCACTGGATGCTTATGGTTCCGCCGGTGGCCAAATCGCCCTCCGTGCCGTCATCGTTGGTTTTATGATAAGTGATCGGCACCACGCGGCTCATGGCGCGAATATCTTCAACGCTCAGAACCGTGTTCACGAGGCCGGTGTCTATATTTGACGAAAAGCTCACCATCATTTTGCCGGTGGTCGGATCCTTGGAGGCGCTCAGCCCGCACACGTCGATCGCCAGGTATGTGGCCGCCGCATCAGCGGCGGCATATTGGGCATCCGTCAGGGACATGTCCTGGTCCACAGTCAGCATTGTGCTCCGGAACATATTTGCCGCCGGATCGGGCCTCATACCCAAAATCCCGCCGGCGCCGCGGTCGGTCATGGTGGGCGAACTGCGATAGGCACGCTGCGTGGAAGCGGAACCTCGGGTGGCACTGGCATTGCCATTGGCCGAAAGATTTCCCGTCAGGCGACCCACGTCTGAACCCGATCCCGCCTGGCATTTGGATTCATAATTCAAAGTGAAGATTCCGCGGTCGGACAGATATTGTTTGTTATCAGTTGGCGTCTCGGTCACATGACCCTCTGAATCCAGATATTGGAAGGCATCGTATTTCTGAAAATCAATCGTCTCGTTTCCTTGGGAACTGATGGTGGCTTCAACATACGCACCCAGATAACGCGTGTTGGCATTGCTCCCGTCGAAGCTGGCCCGGCCCTGATGAACTTTGAAAGATTCCACCCCTTTCCAGCCGTGCTTTTCACAGAGCGGCATCTCGGCCGTATCCATGCCGCGCTGCGCATACGATTGGAAGTTCGGCACGATCCGGCCCGTGGTGGAATCCCGCGAGGGCGAAGGCGAAGTCCGCATGATAACCGGCTGCGTGGAAACGCACGGCAAGATTTTCATCGCCCCCAGCGCGTTGCCGTCCTTGCAATTCTCGCTCATTGCCCCTCCGCTTTGAACCGTTCGGAGCAGAAGAATATCCGCGTGAAATTCTCCAGCTGCCCGCTGTCACCCGGCTCGCACGTGGGCAGCTCATACGCCTCCAGCGTGCGCGGGTTGCCTTCGGAATCAATCAAGCCGCCGACCACAACGACCGTGCCGTCCTCCAAAGTGATGCTCAAGCCGCCATTGCCCTGCGGCGTCTTGGCCGTGGCATACAGATTTAAAAAGAACTTACCTTTGTTAGCGGCCATGGAACATTCCTCCTTCTGAATCCATCTTCAGCACCGTGTGATTGTTGTCCGCATCCACAAACACGAAGTGCATCGAGCTGGGCAGCGCCGTGCCGGCATCGGACGCGCCGGCGGCCGGCGAGCTGGTCAGGTCCACCTGATTATTGCTGGTGCCGGTCAGCCGCTGGCTGGCATCGATGCCGCTCCGGTTCCGGTTCAAAAACATGTTTTGGAGCTGCACCAGATAGCCCGGCTCCAGATGATCCACCGGCCCGCACGAAATAGATTGCCGCGCCACCATGCGATTGGCGGCCGTGCGGAAGAATTCGATATTCACGCGCTCCACGATCGCATTCATCGTGCTCCACGCCGCCAGTCCGCCGGAGAGATTCACCAGGTGCTTGCCCGGCTTGAGCAGCGTGGGCAGCGAGCTGCTGTCGGCCGCTTCCTGGATGATCTCGTGCCGCACGCGCCATTGCAGGTCCGCCAGCTCGGTGTAAATGCCCTCGGCCAATCCGGTGGGGATCGTCTCCGTTTGCGTGGTTTCCTGCTTCAAGGTGTATTTGCCCGTCGGCGCATCCGTGAGCAGGATGGTGAAGGAATGCTCGTGCTCTTTCGTTTTATCCTTGTAAGTGACCGCGCCAATTTCCGTGTTTTTGACGTAGGTAAACAGCGCCTTAACGGTGCATTTAACCGCCTTGATCGGCTGCTGGTTATCCGGCCGCCGCATCCAGGTGTAGAGATCGTCGTTCGTGAAATACGGCAGCACGGCCGCGAAGGTGGCGGAATAATCCACGCCGTCGTCACCGATAATCTGGATACCCTTGGGATTCGTGGCCGCGTTGTAAGCGCCGGCATTCACCAGCTGCAGCACGCCCACGCCGCTGTCCGGGATCTGGCCGCCCAGGGCTTCGGGCGCGAGGCTGGAAACGCGATCCTCCCACAAAGTGTAATCGGCCGGGTTCAGCGCCTGGCTGACCACATTCTTGCGCGTGATGGTGGTGGACGGTCCGGAGACATCCACCGAATAATCAAGATCGAGCAGGTTGTTCGGCGGCCGGCACGCGATCACGGCCGTCACGCCCGCATCGAGCACGGCCGCCGCGAGGCCGCGATTGGGCAAGCCGTTCTTCACATACGGCGCCGCGCTGCCGCCCACCGGATCGCCGAGCGCCACCGGCCCCGTCACATTGAGATTGATGGCCGGATAATAATCCGAAGTGTAAGAGTTCGCCGGCTGGCCGTTGAGCTCGCCGGCGAGCTTGTAATAAATGCAAACATTATCCGGCACGAGCTCGGGCAGCGCCTCAATATCCGTGGCCACGTGGATGGTGCCGTCGTCCAATTTGCTCTTGTAAGGCAGCGTGACGGCCGTCATCGCGGCGCGGTTCCGGAAATGGAGCGTGGGCGGCTCGGTGGAATAATCCACCTCCGTGAACACGCCCGGATGCGGCCGCAGACAAGTCTTCAAAGCGTCCGCGCACTTGGCCGAGCGCAGCGGGTAGAACGGCACGTAGCGCGGCGTGAACTCAGCCGCGCCGGCGAGCTGCACCTGCACGGCATTGATGCCGAAGCTGTAGCCCGTGGCGTAATTGATGATGTCTTTGATCTGCTGCCAGCTCGTGATGTGATGCGTCACCGGTGCGGGATCGTAGGCATAGCCGGCGAAGCTCTGGAAGAGGACCAGATCCGGCCAGGTAAACGTGGTGTAGCCGATCACATCCCCCGTGTTATCCGAGATGACCGACCACGGCTGCATCATGGTGAGCCGTTCCAGATCCCACCAGAGATCGGACAAAATCATGGACATCGAGACATTGTTGCCGCTGGCCGAGCCGTTCAGCTTGGTCATCCGCCCCTGAAACAAAATGGTGCCTTCGCTGAAACTGTTCGGCTCGCCGGTGGCCGAGGTGCGGTTCGCGTAAACCTTGCAGCGGGATTTGAACGGGATGGCAATGCCGTATTCCGGAGGCTGGGCCCAGGTGATGGTGAAGGTGCTGACCGCGTGGGATGCCGGCGTGAAAACCAGTTTCACCGCGCTACCCCTGTCCGCCAGATTTTGCAGCGCCAGCGCCACCTCCTGCGTGGCGCCGGCCGCATCGACATATTGGAGCGTATCGAATGTCATGGCACTTGCCCGCCGCCGCCGCGGATCTGCGCCTGCAGCGCGGCAAATTTCTTCTGCCAGTCCGCCTGCTGCCGGTCAGTTTTGTTATTCACGGCCGACACGGCGTCATGAATGATCTGCCACACTCCGGTGAAATCATTTTTCTCGAACGTCTTGGTGATGAAGGTCGCCGCGGCCGTAGCGTTCTTGAAATGGAAATTCTTTTGACCGGACATCCGCTGCTCGAGCAAATCGGCAAAGTCCACCAACTCCTGCTGCTGCCCCTGCGACACCGGCTTTTTGGAAATGACATACGCGGCAATATCCTTGGCCGCGCGAAGGACGCTGCCCTCCGGAGTTGCAATCTCATTGGCCAGCTTTTCCGCCTGGTCCCTGATGGACTGCATTTTTTGGGCTTGGTCAATTTCACCGGGCAACTCGTGCTGACGTTTAGAATCCTGCTCGGCGATGTTGGATTTCTGCTTGGCATCCTCCTCGGCGTCGGTTTTGGTTTTGTTACGTGCCGGTGCGGAACCTTCCAGCTGTCTGGCCAGCGCGGCTGCCCTGGACTGTAGGCCTTTCAGCCGCTCGATCTCGGCCGTGGCTTCATCAATATTCATCTGCGCCGCGATCCGCCCGGCATTGTTGTATGGGCTTTGATCGGCGGCCGTGGCGGAATTCTTTTCAATCTTATCCTGCTGAGCCTTGATCAGCGCCTTGATGGTTTCACTTTCCTTCAAGGCCCGCGCATTTTTCAGGGTCGCCTCGTCATCGGCAAACTTCTTGTTCACCTCGCGCAACTTTGCCTGCGCCTCCTCGGCCTCGCGCTGGTCTTTGCTGAATCGGGCCGTGATGTCCGCCCGCTCCTTCAGTAGCAGATTGATGCCGGTGTCTTTTACCTTTTGGGATTCCAGCGCATCCGTCTGCGCCTTGGTGCGCGCCTCGGCGGCGGCCACCTCTTCCGGAGATCCACCGTGGGCCTTGATCCGGGCGACTTCTTCCTTGCCTAGCGCCTCGACGATTTTCTTAGATGCTTCCGTCTGGACTTCCACCAGTTCCCGGATGCGCTTGATTTGCGTGGCCTCCGGATTGGCATCCTCGCCGGCGTGTTCCATGCGGGAGTAATACTGGCCCAGCGCCACGGCAGCTTCATCCCACGCCTTGCGAATCCCCTCAATGCCGCCGGTGGTGGGTTTGGATATCTCCTCGGCAAATTTATCCGCGGCGGCCGCATCCTCCTCCAGCGTCTTTTTCACCATCTCATAAACCCCGACCAGCGCCAGGCCGACTCCGACCGGGCCCATCGCCAGTTCCATCAAACCACGGCCCGCGCCCGGAGCCGCTATATTCCCAATATCCAGCAAAACCCGCTTCAGCTCGCGGTGGGTGAGCCCGGATTTTTCCGCCGCTGCCGCTGCCTCCTCTGTGGCCTCGGTGGTTTTCTTGGTGCCGGCATTCATGGCTTCGCCAGCCGCGGAGGTTTCCTTAAGCAGATCCTTCGCCGCCTGGGCATCTTTCTCCCCGATCACCCCGAGCTGGATGAGAATCTTCAGTGTCTGGTCGGCATCAGCCATAAATCAGGGTGCAAGTTGTTTCTCACTCCACGTTGTCGCGCCCATGCTCGAATAGCGCAGCCAGACGACGCCGTTGCTGTTCCAGGTATGCGCGAGGCCGTTGGTGCAGTTGGGGCCGGCGTAAACCGATCCTCGGTCACGGCGCGAAACGCCTCTAGGTCGCGCAGCCGGTGTTCAGTTGGAGATTCATTGCTCATTTTAGGATATGGTCAGGGTGCGGCGCATATCATTGCATTGCTCTGCCGACATAAATCTGATTGGTTCCGGCAACATTGAACCCGCCAATGCTGGCTACTCCGTAATAGACAATGGAGTAATTCGTTGTGGTGAAAATTGAAGCGCACGTTCCGCCTGCAATCTCTGACATTCTTGCTGATTTAACATTTGCCCATGTTAGTGCCACCAGCGGGTTCGCTGGATATGCTTTAGAATAATTTACGGTTGCAACAGTGATTTCGGTTCCTGCCGCCACAGTATTGGTGATGCTCAATGTAATAAGGTGATTTCCATCGGTTCCCGTGATTGAATCAAGCCGCCAGTGATTATCTAAAATAGTGACGGTTGGAGTTGAGCCGCTGTTAATGTTATTCAAGTTGGTAAGCACGGTAGGCAGCAGCGCGCTCGGAATGGTGCCGGTGAGCTTGGTGGCGTCGAGGTTCGTCAGCGCATTGCCGTTGCCCTTGAACACTGCCGCCGTATTCGTGCCGGCGATGGTCACGCTGCCGTTGTTATCCATTCGGAAAAGCTGCACAAACGAAGCTGCGCCGCCGGCGCCGTTGGCGGGAGCGCGGAACCAACGAACGGAATCGTCGGAGTATCCCCATGCCATAAACCAGCTGCTTTGGTTTTCGTCCAAAACGCCGCTGCCGGGCCGGTAGTTTGATGTCAAATATCCATTGCCCTGGTTGTTGTCTTGGCCGAGATAATACGTCGCGCCGGAAAAGTTAAGTTTAATTCCCTGTCCCGTCTTGAAATCAAACAGAAAATTGGTTGCCGATGCCCCCAAGGATCGGAACCAACCAAACCCATTTGAGTAAGTCAGCCAATCGGAAGCATCGGTAAAAGCCGTCAGGAACGGCTGGCCGTTCGTCATCACGTTGCCCGGCGGAATGCTCGCCAGCAGGTTCGTGGGGGTGAAGATGAGCAGCCGCGCCTGGGCGGCCCCGATGCTCACCGCGTAATTCGTCTGGACGTTGCCAAGGTTGGAATTGTTCCAGACATCGTAAATGTTATACCACGCGCCGGACACCAGCCCGAGCTGCTGCCAGGTGGCGGTGATGTTGGTGCCGCCGGCGGGCATATCGCAGAACACGCCCACGGCCGTGCTGCCGTCCACGAGCGGCTTGGCGAGAACGGCGTAGCGATTCGGTCCGCCGTCAACCGCCCAGCGCGGCCAGAGCTGGAGCGGATCGTTGTGGATCCGGTTCCAGTATTTATTGGTGAGCAGATTGAATGAGTCGGGAACATTGACCACATCCGGCCAGACGCCGGTGGGCATGGAAGCCAGGGCCGAGGCGGTGGCATTGACGGTATCCACGCCACCGCCGCTGCCAACGGGAACCAGCATCCCGTTATTGCATTTGACCGTGAGCGGATAATTGTCCTGCGCGTAGCGAAGCTGTCCGAGGGAGTATAAAACATTGCCGTAGATGCCATTCACCTGCGGGCCTTGATCAGTCAGGAAGCCATTGCGCGTAGCCACCAGATCGGGCGTGGAGTAGAGATTCGTTCCTTGCCCCATGGTCTCGTAGGGAATGACAAACATCGGCTTGCGCCCGTAGTAATTATATTTCCACGATTGGACATTCCCCTGGCTGTTCTTCGGGTAGATCACATTGAAGGCAACCGCATTTTGAATCTCGACGTAGGATTTCCCGGTCACTCCGCCGTCGTTCATGCATATTCCGTCAAAGCCCCAATCATAGAACTGTTTGATGTGGTCCGGGATCTCCGCCAGCGTCATCACCGGGGTGTAAAAGTTCGGGGCCTGGCCGTAGAAGTGGCTCGGATCGGTGAGCGTGGACGTGGCCTTGGCGGCGAGGCCGGAGCCGTTGTAAGCGCAATACCAGGTATTCGTGGCCGGATTGTTTTGAGAAAGCTCGCTGTTCACATACATGCCGTGAGACACCATCCAGCCCATGGCGTGGCAGGTGGCGATGAAGTTGGACGGGCCATTTAGAAAAAAGTTGGTATTGTAATCCAGCTTGCCGCTGGAATTGATGGTGAGCGAACCATGGGCATCGAGCGCAACCCACAGGGGCGTTCCCTGATTGGTCATGGTGGCCGTCCAGCCGGTGTTGGCGAGATTAGTGAGCATCCGCAGAACAATGGCCGTGTTCGTGCAAATGTTCGTGGTGGTGTAGGTGGCGCTGTAATACCCGTCAATAAGCTGCGAGCAGGCGAGGTAAACCGGGGCAATCGGCATGGCCTGCCAGATGGAGCCATCCGCCTTGTAGGGAAGATTGGTGAGCGAGGCGATGCCCGTGAGGCTGGCGGCGGCGAGCGGCGATCCATTGGTCAAAACCCCCGCCGGCAGCGAAGCGGAGGGATCGGTGAGATAGGCGAAATAGATGTAATTGGTGGAGGTATCGGCCGAGATGGCAATATCGCCCACTTCAAAGCGAGCCGGGGCATTGTTGGTGCTGTAGGAGGCGCGGAAGAAGGCGAAGCTGTTCGTGGGTTTATCGGTCCAAACGTGCCAGTTGGTGCCGGTCATGTAATTGGTCAAGGTGGTGCGTTGGATCCACACGGGCGGATTCAAATTGGCCGTCATCCAGATGTTCGGGCTATTCGTATTGGTGGTGCTGCCGCTGAACTGCAGGTTGGTTGCAGTGACCGTGAAACCGCCAATTTGCGTCATCATGCCGCCACTGACCGCGCTGGCGGCCGGGACATAGCGAAAGGCGGGCGAGCCGTTGAAATTGAAAGAAAGGGCCAGCGTGTTGGTTTCCACCGAGGCCGCCCAGTTCGGCGACATCGTCAGCGGCTTTTGATTGAGATCCACGCCGGACACGGCCGGATAGGTGGACCACTGGCCGGCGGCCGCGGTCGCGATGGTCTGGGCGCCGGCGAGATTCACCACCTGATTGGCATTGGTGGTGAGCTGGCTGACAAAGGTGTTTTGATCGGTGAGATCGTTGGTGGCGCCGACCACGGAATTATTGACATAGCCGCGGATGACCACATTCGTCCACCAGCAAGGCTCGCGCAGGAACACGGCCACCTTGCAAGTGCTGTTGGTCGAGCCGCGATTATTCCAGGTGGTCCCGCCATCCAGGCTAATCGCCAGATAGGGAGGCGTGTGCGGCGTGAGGCCGCGGCCATCGTCCACATTGGTGGTGCCGGGGAAACCGTAGAGAACGTTTGAAATGTAACCGCCGGCGAAGGACGGGAACGTGCCGACGACGATGTAATTATTCTGCCCGTTCGTGACGTAGGTGAACGCCGCCGATACCACGGACATATTCGTGACGAGCAGCGTGGTCGTGCCGCCGGTATGGACAATGCCGGTGAGGTCCGCGCTGCCGATAACCGGCACATAATTAAACGTGGGCAGCGTGCCGATGGTGAGCTGGAGCGCATTCAGCACGGTCGCTGAGTTTGTCACTTGTATCCGCCAGGGCGCGCGGGTGTCGGTGAACTGGACCACATAATTATTCGGGGTGAGGTCCACGAACGGATTGGTGCCACCGGTGGGCGTGACCATGGTGGTGGTCCCAACGAAATAGTTGGTGTTGTCGGTGATGCTGGAGGCCACGGCCGTCACCGTGAACGGCTTCACATAGTTGGTGCTGCCGAACATGGATTTGATCGGGAACGACACCAGCGTGGCCTGCACCGGGACGCTGAACCCGATGATTAAAAACACCAGGCTAAAAATGGATTTCAAGAATTTCATGGGGGATTGATGATGCCGTTGGTGATACGCAGGAGCTGCGTGTTGGTGGCGCCGGACTGCACCGCCAGCACGGTCAGGTTGGAATTCCAGCCGGTGAACGCCGGCGCGGGCACATAGCCGAACGCATTGGTGAGCGCCGTGTAATTGACCGACCCGGCAACTTCCGGCGTGTAGCCAAGGCCGGTGGTGATCTGCGCGGAGGTGATCGCCGCGCCGTTGGTGGCCGGCACAAAGCCCAGCACGTACTTCAGCCCGGCATAGGTGTTCGTGGGCGGCGTGTAACCCAGGCCCGCCACGATCTGAGCGGAGCTGATCGGCCCCGCGTTCGTCGCCGGCGCGAAGCCGAGCTGCGAGGTCAGGATCGGTCCGCCATTCGTCGCCGGGGTGAAGCCCAGAGCCAGCGTCAGCCCGGTGTAAGTATTCGTCGGCGGCGTGTAGCCAAGCGCGGCGGTGATGCCGGAGAAGGTGTTCGGTGCCGGCGTGTAAGGCAACTGGCTGTTGGCGATCGGGCCGCCATTCGTCGCGGGCGTGAAGTTCAAGGCCGTGGTCACGGCCGCATACGTCGGCCGCACGGGAGCGTAGCCGAGCCAGTTGGTCACCATCGCGTAGGTGCTCTGGTCGCCGGTGCTGGTTACGGACGCCTGCAGGTAATACGCCAGGCTGTTGAAATTGGTGGTGTCCAGCAGCTTGACGGTGAACGCCTGGTTGATGTTGGTGATGAAACAGCGGTAGGTGTTCGGATAGGCCGCATTGGAGGCGTAGCCATTCACATTCGGCTGCACCACGATGACGTTGCCGCCGAAAACGATGTTGGTGCCGTAGCTGGTAAAACTGTTCTGCGCGGGCGGCCAGGCGCTCATGTAGATCAGATTTGTCTGCGGCGTACCGTCGGAATTGTAACCCTGATAATAAAACGGCGTCAGCCCCAGCGCCAGCGTGACGCTGGACCCAATGATTAAAAGCAGGGCGAAAGATTTGAGGATATTTTTCAAGATTTTCATGGGATGAGGACGGCGATGCCGCCATTGATGTTGATGGTGGTGATGGTGCAGACTCCGATTGGCTCGTCCACTTCCACCGTTACCTGCGCGCCGGTTATCAGGTATTTCGCCTCCGCGCCGGCGTAAGAGCGGTGGGTGAGTACCACATCGGCAACGCCGTTGAACTGCTGCGCGGCCGTCTGAAACCAATCCTCGCTGGCAGCGTTATCGGCGTGTTCGCGTGTCATGGTGTAGCGGCGGTGCAGATGCTCGTTGCCGAGATCGATGAACGCGACATTGGCAGCGCCGTAGCCTTCCACGGTCTGGAACTTGGGGCCGCCGGTGATCGGCGACGCCTTCACCACGTCGTTGTAGGTGGCGAGAAATTCGCCATCCACTTCGATCTGCCGTGTGCCTCGCTCGCTCATGGTAAGTCAGTTCAGACCGGCGCGGTGTAAGCCAGGTAAGCGCCCGGAGCGCCGGTGGTATATTTGCGCGCGTTGACGAACGTGAGCTCTTTATGGCGATGATCCCCGGAGAGATATTGCCGGTCCTGCTTTTTCGCGCCGGCATGCTTGAGGGTGAATACCCAGCCGACCTGCGTGCCGGTGATGACCAGGTCTTCGTTGGCCTTGGCGTAAGCCTGGCCCGGCAGGATCGCGCCGGTGCCCTGCACGGAGAGCAGCGTGTCCACGTTCGCCTCGGTCAGGTTGGACGGCGTGAAGCTCGCGCCGGCCGTCACATCCATCAGGATGATGTCCGCGATGCCCACGTCGCCGGCCATGATGTTTTTGACGCTAAAGCCGGGGATGATTTTGAATCCGTCCATTGAACCCATCGCATCAAACGGCGTGGCGCGGGATCCGAGCGATGCCTTGTAAATATCCGAGATCACCTTGGATTCATCGTATGAGGTGTCGGCCGTGAACGTGTTGGCCAGGGTACGGAGCGCGGCGGCATCAGTGGGCTGCTTGGAAACGTCGCCGATGGCGGTGATCTCGGCCGAGTCCCATGCGGTGGCGGCGGGGCTCAGGATCAGGCCGGGCGGCTTGCTCAATCCGGCCGCATTGAAGGCATAGGTCTTGTTCTCCGTGAGGCTGTAGATGGTGACCGCCCCATTGATGATGCTCTTGCCGATCTTGGTGAGGTCTAGGAGCGCGGCGAAATAATAATCCAGCAACCCAGCCGTGACCATTCCGCTGTTGGTGTAGCTGAGCTTGTAGCTGCGCGATTTGTGGCGCTCGCCGAGCGTGCCGGTGGCCGTCTCCGGATTCCAGCTCTCGACGTTGTCGGTGACTTGGATGTCTTTCTTGACGTATTGCACCACGCCGCCATGCGACAGGTAGCAGGGGCCTTGGATGATGGAGGGGAGGATGACGTTGCTCATGTTTTATTGGATGGTTAAGGGTTGAATAATTCGACGTTAACTAGGCAGTGATTTGCTTGAGGGCGCTGGGGTTGAGGTTGTCTGCGTAAGCCATCGCCCGGATCACGGTGCCGGGATCGACGTTGAAGGGGGCGGTGTAAACTTTGGCTCCGGCCGTGAGTTCACCGGGAAAGCTGCCGTCCGTGGTGTACCATATCTGCAAGCCCGATGCCGTGCAGTTGCAGGTGATCGTCACCGTGCCGGCCGTGTTGGCGATGGAGACTAGATCGCAGGTGTCGGTCTGTTTGCGGGCGTTGAGCATTTTCAACTTCACGCGCCGGGCGTAGATGCCGGTATCCTCGCTGATCCAATCCGCGGCCGGCTCGCCGAACTGGCCGGTGCAGCGAAGCTGGCCGTAGGGCTGCAGCAGCTTTAAGTGCAGCAGATCCACGATGATCTGTTCGATCTGCTCCGGGTGCAGGCCGCAGCCGACACCGGGCGTCATGCAAATGTTACGCTCCGCCAGCACCACAAACCCGCACACGAGATCCGCGATGGGGCCCGGCGTGTTCTGTTCGCTGGTGTTCGGCCGCACATCCTCGACGATGATGCCGGCGCCGGCGCCGGCGTTGCGGGGATTGCTCCAGAGGCTGTCAATGGCCACATTGGATTCCAGCAGCAGCTTGCGCTCCTGGGAGGCGTTCACCTGGTAAAGCTTCTTGTGATTCAGCAGCAGCGCGGTGAGATCATCCTGCAGCGCGGTGTAATCCGTCAGATCAATGAGCTGGGGTGCGGGTGCAATCATTTGACGGCCTCCGTGATGCGCGTCATGGCCACCTGCATCAGCTCGTCGGCCGAGGGCACGACGGATTGATCGCCGGTCTGCGTGACGCTGCCGACCAGCTTGAAAAGAAACGTGAGGGCTGCGGTCTGGCGGCGGGATTTATTGCCGCCGGCCAGTTTCTGGCCGCGCACACGGCCGCGCGTGTTTTTCTCGGATGATCCGCCCTGGCACAGATAAGCGCCCTTCTTGGTCCGCAGCAAAAACAGTCCGGGGAAATCCGCCGGCACATGGCCGTAGCTCACGGGCGAGATCGGAATGGCCAGGGCTTTGGCTTTGACCGGCGTGATGGTGCCGCCGTAATAACGCTGCCGCACGCCGATCTTGTTGATGCTGATGATGACGGTGCTATCGCTGGCGTTGGCGAACCAGCTGGTGCTGCGGGCCGCATCCGGCCAGAAATGCGTGGAGGGCCAGCCGCGCTTGTTGGTACCGTTGCCGAGTAAATGCGTCCGCACGTGCTTCGCGCACGCGGGGCCGACGATGGCCCGCAGCCGGGCGGGTGAGCACTGCGCCAGCTTCGCATCGATGGCGGGCGTGGCGTTGTCGGTCACAGAAACTTTGTAGGCGGTGCTCATGCGAATAACTCCGCAAGATCCAGTTTGGCCGGTTCGGCTTTTTCATCGTCATCGAGCAGGCCGAGATCCACGGCCTCCTTGCGGCTGACTTCCTCCGTCCACATGCCAGAGTTGAAAGCGAACGGCGGAAAGGGATTGCCGAGCGTATCATCGTAGCCGCCTTCGCCATCGCCGAGCGCCTGCCAGATGCCGGAGGACTTGAGCGCGGCCATGCGGCCGTTCAATTCCAGGGCGGCGGCGGCGGCAGGATCGCCCGCGACCGATGCGGCCAGGCGCCAGCGCTGTTCCCAATCGCGCGGAACGGCCTTCTCCTCGTAGCGGACCAGCTCGAGCGCGGGATATTCATCCACCACATCCGGATCCATATTCTGCTGGATGAAATGTCCGGCGCCCTGGGCGAGTTCTGTGTTGGTCTTGACTACCAGGTTAAGCCGCGCGTCGCTGGATAGATCCTTGATCGTGCCGGCAATGGCTTCATCGGGCTTGTAGCCGAAGCGCTGCAGCGTGGCGCGCAGGTTGGCGCGGGCCGTGGCGGGATTAAACCCATCAGTGACCGTCTGCGTCATGCCTTCGCGCGTGACCTGCTTCGGCTCGATGATGGAGGCGACGGTCTTTTTAATTTCTTCGAGGTAGCCAGTGATGGTGGTGTCGGCGGAGAAAATAGATTGCCGGCGCAGCGCGGCCTCGAGCTGCCGGATCTGCGCGCTATCCAAATTCAGCGGGAGCAAATTCTTCTTTTGAAGATTCGCGATCGCTTCCTTGAATGGCACGGCATCGAGCATATTTTAAATCAGGGGTTCGTCGGCGGGGCCGTCCGGGTTGGCGTAATCGTTCGGCTTCGGCGTGAATTGCGAGCCGGGCTTGGCAATGGGATGGCCGCGGGGAACGAGCTTGTTCTCGCTGTTCCAATTTCCCGAGGGGGCACTAACGGATCCGGCGGGCGCTTCCACGTTCACCTTCTGGTTGCCGACCAGGTCCAGCCGCTTGATGGCATCCTCGAACGCCGCCTTGCGTGCATCCGTCTGCATGGACTTCATCTGCGGGAACGAAATCAGCCAGCGCCAACGGGCGATGGCTATGACATCCGAGCGGAGCTGATCCGGGACGGTGCCGGCGGCATCGAGGCCGTAGCCGCCAGCGGCGATGCTGCCGCGGGTCTGATTGACGGAATTGAGCAGAACACCAGCCAGCCGGTCGCTCGCGCCCTGGATGGATTGCAGCGTGGCCGCTTCCACCGGAGTAAACTCGGCGAGCACGTCGTCGGCCTGGATGGTGTTCCAGCTCATGTTATTTCTTGGCTTTGGGAGCGACGGGCGCAGCCTCGGCGTAATTGGCGATGCGCAGATCCACCAGGGTGGCAGTATTGCGCAGGCCGTTGATGATGGGCTGAACCGAGCCGCCATCGGCTTCGATCTCCTTGGCGGTGGTGACCGCCTCCGCGATCTGCGCGGCCAGAACTTTGTGTTTTTCCAACATGATGGTTTAAAAAATAAGGTTGAGGTTGTGCCGGGTGTGCAGACTTCCATACACCCGGCGTGAATGATCCGCGTTATCGGATCCGCTTTTTAATCACCTTCAGCGACGGGCTCTGCAGGTTGCCGGCGAGCGACGTGTTGCCGAGGTTCGGACAACTCAAGCCATAGGCGCCAGCGACCTGGGCATCCGTGAGCTGGAGAAACGCCACGACGTTGTTGGTGGTCGGCGTCCCTGGTGTGCCGACGATTTGTGGCACGCTCCAGTTGGTCAGCGCGGTGGTGGCCACGTTGCCATCGGAATCCACGAGGTAGATCGGGATGATCACATTCGCGGCATTGGTGGCGATGGTGCCGCCCTTGAACTCCAGGAGCGGAAACATCGTGTTGTCGATGTTGACAGTGCCGGTGCCAATGGCGCTGTTGGTGCTGTTGGCCGCGATGACGGCGTTAGTGACGCCGAAGTCGATCGTGCCGACATCAGCCTGGGCGGGAATGGTGCAGAGCACCGTGAAAGCGACGCCGAGCGCCGCGAAGAACAGGTTGAATTTCGTTTTCATTTGTTGAATCGGTTTCTGGGTTTTAATGATGGTTTAAAAGTGGCGGTTAGTGACTCCCCGCCGTGTTTTCAATTACTGGGCGCTTATTGGCTGCTGACGATCTGGCCGCCTTTGTTGTTGGCCTTGGCCACGGCATACATCCAGGCGAGGCGCCACGCGGCGTAGCCGCCCTGGTGGCTGACGTATTGCGTGAGCAGCGCGCTCGCGCCGGTGTCCGGGTTGGTGACGACGGACACCTGGCCGTAGCTGCTCGAAGGTCCGAGCACGGTGGTGTAGTCGTTCGGGACGCGGGTCTGGATCATCGCGCTGGAGCGATGGCCGAATAACGCCGCCATGTTGCCGGTGGCCGGCAGGTTGCTCGCTTCGATCGGGGTGAAGCGGCTGATCTGCGGGAGCTGGCTGCCCGTGATGATCTCCGGCTTCTGGTAAACCGCGAGGCTCACCAGCGTGGGATCCTGTTCGAGCTTCTCGAAATAATCCGAGTTGATCAGCGCGAAGCGGTTGCTGCGCGGCACGCCCTGCTTGTTCAGGATGCGGCTCACCTTGCTGAAGGTGCGGCGGCCGAAGTCCACCGAGGCTTCCGCAAACGGCGCGTTCGCCCCGAAGTTTGCGGCCGTGTAAACCGCGTACAGCGCGTCCACGAGATCCTTGCCCAGCGCGTATTGCGCGGCCTCGGCCTGTTCGTCGAACAGCCGGCGGACCGTGCTGGCGAGCACATTGGCGTCGAAGCTGATTTCGACCGCCTTGTGGTTGTTGAGCGTGAGGCTCACATCCGTGGTTTGCGCCGGCGTGCCGATGACCCAGCCCTTGGCGCGGCCATCCGCCTGGATGGTGGCGTCGTAGGTCATGATCGCCGGAACGGTGACGATGCGGGCCGTGGTGGTCTGCCCGTAGTTCGCGGGCTGATCGGAGTAATCCGACGTGATCATGCCGAGGACGGGGAATTCCAGCTTGTAGAGCTCCAGCGTGCGCAGCGCGACGAGCGTGCCGGCCAGCGTGCCTTCCGTGTCCGCGGCGACGGCCGCATTGAGCGGCATGTCGGCGAAATGCTTGTTGCCGGAAATTTCCTTCGCGTAGAGCGCGTGGACTTCCTTGGCCTGCTTGATCTTATCCTGGACGGAAACGATCTTGCAGTTGGCGGCCTGCATTTCCACCAGCTTCTGAGCGGCGGACTTGGGCGACATCGCGCCGAGCTCCACGTTGGTCGTGGAAATCTTGGCGGTGAGCGGGGTGCCTTCGGATTGGATGGCGTCGAGGACGACGATCATGTCCGGGTTGTTCGCGCAGTTGGTTTTCCACTTGGCTTGCAGCGCGGCGTCTTGCGCGGGAACGGCCCCGCGTTTGACGGCGCGGGCCACGGCGGCATCCGCATCGCTGGTGAGGCGGGCGACTTCACTGGCTTCGAGCCCGGCGATCTTCACGTCCTGCTCGGCGCTGTGAAGCTTGGCCTGCAACTCGCCGAGCTGCGCGGTTTCGATTTCGGTTTTGGTGGCCTTGGCCTGCAAGGCGTTCACCTGTGATTCCAGAGTGTTTTTTGCCGCCTGGAGCTCGGCGATGGTCTTTTTCATTTGTTCGGTTTCTATTTGGTTTTGGTTTACTGCATCGCTGGAAGCTCCAGCGTTCTCCGCCGCTTTGGCGAAAAGTGGTTTCATGTCCTCGAAGGCCGGCTCGTTGACGAGCCCGCCGAAATTCAGCCCGGCGCGGGGATGATTGATCACCTTGGCCGGCACCTGGTCGGATCCGCGCTTGCCGGGCGGGGCCACGAGCGCCTTGCCGGCCTGCAGCGGTTTGTCCGGCAATTCGGCATTGGTGTGGAACGTCGGGGAAAAACAGCGGTAATCCTTGCCTTCCACCGCGGCCTTGCCGCTGGCGGAGAATTCGCCCTCGACATAAACACCATCCGGCTGCCAGACAAAACCGGAGGGCCAGAAGCTGGCCTTGTCCTGGTCGTGATTAAAATCGCAATAGGGGCGCTGCGGGCTTTTGCGCGCGGCCACATCGGCGAGCTGCGCATTGAGCGCGGCGACGGCGGATTCATCCACCAGCACCTTGACCAGCGCCGTGGCGGTGCCCTTGGAACATTGGATGATATGCTCGCCCGCGGGCATGAACATGAAGCGGCCGGCAGCGGTCAGCGGGGCCTCGACGGAGAGCCGGGCCTGAAGCGGGATGTCGTTTTCGTTCATGGTGTCTTTTGTGTGAGCCCGGCGATCAATGCCTGGCTAAGTTGCGGGTTGAGTTTCTTGGCGAGAGAATCGTCGGCCTTGATGGCATCGGCGATTTGCGGGAAATCCTTCAGCAGCTTCTCGATCATGTGCTGTTGGATGGCGCCGTCATCCACGTTGGCGATCGCCTCGAGGCGCTTGAGTAGCGGCAGCAGCATGTCGTGCAGCGTGTCGGCGATCTCGGTTTTCTGCGCGGCCTCGGTTTCCACTGCCTTGGCTTGCAGCGCGCCGATTTCTTCAACCGCTTCCGCGTCTTCCGCGGCCGGTTTCACTTCGCCCAGCTTAAGCTCCGCTCCAGGAATGGTGGGTGCAGGCTCCGCCTGCCCGCCGATGGTTTCTTCATCTTCCTCCGGTTCCGGGATGTCGTATTTCTTGCGGAGATAGTTCACGCCGATCTTGAGGCCGGCCGTGGCGAGCGTTTGATCGCGCTGAGAATCCTCCAGGCCGCCTTCGCGCTCATCCATGAACTTGACCGTCGGCAATTCCTCGGCGTTGTTAAAATTCAATCGCACCACGCTCGGCACGAGCTGCGTGTTCAGCACGCCGGCCACATATTTGCACGCGGCATCGATGCGCTGCGTCTTCACGGCGGATTCCACGGCCCCGAACGCCTTGCCGCCGCCCTTGCTGGCGGATTGGCCGCCGCTCAAGGTCTGGCCGAGGATCAGCAGCCGGGCGTAGCGGTCGCACCGGTCCAGCAGCGCATCCTGCGGGGAGTTCTCGCCGCCCTTGCCAGCCTCCAGAAACTTCAGCTCGGTGCCCTGCGGGAACCGGGCCCAGCCGGAGCTGCCCATGTTCTGCATCATGGCGTCGAGCTCGTTCTTCAGCGGATCCGGCAGCGACGGATCATAATTGACCCAGCGGAACGGGATGCCAAACAACTGCGAAAGGTTCAGCAGCCAGTCGGCGCTGAAGTTCGACGCGCACCACCACCACGCCAGCGGGCGCAGCATGGAGCCGCCGAGCGCCGTGCCGGACTTGGATTTGTGGATTGCCACCAGAAACTTCTCCGGGGGAAATTCAAGGATGTCCGTCGGGCGCGGCTGGAAGGTGGTGGAGTTCCACAGATTACCGACCGTGGCCTTTTGCTTGGCGTCGCGAGTAGTCGCGCGCATGGCCCCTAATTCTTGGCGGAGGCCCAGCCGGCCTTCCATGTTCCATGCGTAGCACACCGGGTGAACCCAGAAGGTGGAGCGCGGCGCGGTGATGGGTCCCAGTGTGGCGGAATTTAAAATATTAAGTTCTTCGCTGCCGTAGCCGGCGTCCCAGTTGGTTTCCAGAACCACCTGGCCCATGAACCAGCCGCTCATGATATCCTTCACCGTGCCGTCCAGATCATTCTCATCGGCGGCGGGATCCGGGCGCATCCGGCGGAGCGCGGCAGAAACCACCTTGCACTTGCGGGCGGCATCGTCCGTCGGCTCCTCGTCTTCCTCGCAGAACGGTTCGAAGACAATCTTACGGCCTTGGACGCCCTCGGTCAGTTCATTGGCGCAGCTCACCAGCTCCGGCCAGGTATCGAGCATCAAGTCGAACAGCTCCCACGCCTGGACATGATTGCCAGCCAGCGCCCCGCGCAAGGTGCTCTCGATATATTGCGGGGTGATCGCGCCCAGGGACGGCAGCAGCCAGCGGTAGGCGGCCTGCGGGCGGAGCATCCGGGATAGATCGGCGGAAAGTGAACCAATGATCCGGTCAGGTGCAGCGGACGGCGTGGCAGCGGCGGCTCGGAGCGGCGGCAATCCACCGGCTTTTTCGATGGGTATCCCGGCGGAGCGGATGGCGGGGGTGCTAATCACGGTTTAACTCCCTTCAGGAATGCCATTAATACCCCTTTAACGGGCTCAAGGCTGCGTTGGAGACCCCAACGACGTGACAACGGGGCGGAAATCGGTTTTAGGGCAATTCTCAAGCGAGCCTCCGGGGGTTAAATTGACGGGGTTGAAACGTCCGGTTCGCCGGAACGCCAATCCTGATCTGGGATAAAGTTTCGGCATTGATGCCGCCGCCCATCGTGCCGCTCGCCCGGAGGCAGAGCGCCAGGGCGGTGCAGCGGTCGGCGTGACCGTCCGCCGTGTGCGGGGCGCGGTAGGTTACACTGCCGCCGGTGGTGGCCACGCGCTGCATGGAATGCAGGTCTTCGCGCACATCCCGGCTGACCGGCACGCGCAGGCGCTTGTTTTCAAACGCCACCCGGAGCGCGGGAAAAAGTTTCAGCTTTTCGTTTTGCGTGAATGTCACCAGCTCGATCTTGCCGAATTGATGTTTCTCCGGATTGTATTCGCCAAAGCGTTTCACCAGTTCATCACCGAGGCCGATGCCGGGCCCGGTGTAATCCACGCTCACCCGGCGGGCGGCACGGAGCCGGTGATCCATGTTGCTGATCTGGTCCGGAGTGCTCATGCCGCGATATTCCACCACTTCGCGGGTGTGCAGCACGTCGCCCACCTGCTCGGCGATCCACGGCACAGACAGATCGCGCTTGCGGGCAAAATCCCAGCCGATGAACAATGGCTTGGCGCTGGCCGTCTGCCACCATTCCGGCGAGATGGTGGTGGTGGCCTCGGCGCTTTCGCACCCGGCGATCAAGTCATAAGGCAGCAGCACGGCGGCGGCGTCCAGGAACTGGCATTCAAATTCTTGCGCCCAGCCTTCGGGATCATTCAGGCCGCGCTTGAGCTCCTCGATGTCCACGGGCAGGCCGGCCTTGACTGCCTCATAAATATCAACGTGATGCTTGCTCCATCCGTCCGCCTTGGTCCAGAGGTCCGAAAACTTATTACCCAGGCCGTTCGGCGTGCTGACGACGCGAACCTTGTAGATGCCTTTCAGCGGATTCGAGATGGACGGATAAAGCGCCCGCCAGATTTGATCGGGGTTCTCATGAAAGGCGAATTCGTCCAGGAGCAGGTTGGCGGAATAACCGCGCGCCGTGGCCGGGTTCGCCGGGATGGCGATCAGCCGGGAGCCGTTCGGGAACCGGAACTCCGCCTGCTTCAAAAGCATCTCCGCGCCGTCGCGCTCTTCCACATAGCCCGCCTCCGCAACCTTAAAAGCCTCGACGTGCTCGCGGGCTTTCAGCATCCATTCCAGCGCCTGGCGTTCGCCAGCGGAAAGGCACACCCAGGTCGTCTTGCGTTCCTTGCAATCGCGCACGGCCTCCAGCGCCGAGGTCCAGGACTTGCCTGTCTGCCGCGCCATCAGCCCGATCTTGAACCGGGCATCGTCGTTGATCCACGCCTTCTGGTAAGGCAGCAGCGTGGACAACGGAGAGATAATGGAGGGTGCTTTCTTCATGCGCGGCCGTAAATCTCCTTGATGCGCTGCGCCCGCTCGGCCGGCGTCAGCTCCGCATCCGTCAAGACCTTGTCCGTCTGGTCCGCCTGCGCCGCTTTCTTTTCCAGCAGCGCCAGCTTGCGCTCGTCGAACGCCAGCGACTTTTCCTTCTGCTCGGTCTTGACATAGTCCATCACCGATTTCACCAGCGGGTTGACCAGCTCGAACAATTCCGGCTGCGCTCCCGCCTGCGTGGAAAGCTGCAAAATAAACACCCGCAGCAGCTTGATGATCGTGGTCATCTCCGGCGCCGGATTGCTGCCGAACTGCTTCTCCACTTCCTTGCATTGCTGCGCCCCGGACGCAATCTGCTGGAGCAACGAGGACTGCAAGCGCGATTGCCGCTGCGCTGATAAATAGGTGGAGAGATTGGAAAGCGCCACGGTGCAGCCCTCTTCCTTGAGCCACGCCTGCATCTGCGCCAGCGTGGATCCGGCAGCTTCCATCTCGACCAGTTGACTGGCGTATTGGTCCAGCTTCGATAAGCGTTTTTTGGTGCTCATGGTTCATTGGGCGATTTGCCGGGCTTTGTGGACGCCCTTCTCGGTCAGCGTCCAGGTGACTTCATTCGTCAGGGTGTCCGTCACACCGCAGATGTAGCCTTCCTCTTCGCAGGCGCGGAGGGCATCGGCCACGTCGGCGCTGGTGGGCTGGGCCGGGCGCGCGAGCTGCTTGACCGCCTGCGCGAGCGCCGAGGCCGGGAACGGGACGCCGTCCGCCGCGTTCAGCGCGAGCAGCACCTTGGGTTTTAAAGTGTTTCTCATGTCAGGAATTACGTTTGGCTTCTATGATGCCTTCGAGCTTGCTCACCTCGGACAGCACATCGTTGATGCGGCCGTGGATCTTCTCCACGCGTTGCTCGCCGGCGGTGGCAATGCGCCGCTCCATCTCCGGCAGCTCGCACCGGATCACCTCGCGCAGTTCAGCCAGGTCTTTGTCATGCGCGGCCAGCCGCCGGTTGGTTTCATCAAACCGCTCCCGCATCTCGGCCGTGGTGGCGGCCGGCCAGATCTTCTGCACCGGCAGCGGATTCGGCTCGATAACTGTCTTGCTGTTCTTGGCGTCCCACCACATGCCCATCGTGGCGAGCGCCATGACGATGGTGGCGATCAGCGTCCAGTTGACATTCGAAGCGATGGTTTCGGCTAACATCATAAAATCATTTCAGGCGGTTCTGATCCGCATCCGGATTCCAGATCACCTTTTTGGCGATCATCACCAGCCCGCCGTGCCGGATCACGAACTCGGCCACGTTCACTGCCCACTGGTTGAAATTCTTCAGCTCGCGGGCCACGATCACCGCCACCGCGCACGCGGTGGGCCACCACTGCGCCGCCAAGGCCGTGGCGGCCTGCGCAGTCTCATTGGCATGGGCGATGGCGTTGGTATCAATCATTGCACGGGGGATGGTTTGATTGATGTCCGGCGGCAGGTTCCTGGAACCACGCCACCCAGCCGAAGGCGGCGACGTTGAACCAGATCAGCCAGCATTTCCACAGCGGCTGGCCGTTGGCGCGCATGGCCGTGAACAAAATCCAGTCCCAATAGAATTTCATCGTCCACGAGGATTTCCCCAGGCGCGGCCGGCGGTAGCCTTCATCGTGCAACGTCGCCGGGCCGTCGAGCAGATCGTCGCCGTTCAGATCATCAGCCAGCCAGGTGATGACGAAGCCGAGCACGAACAGGATGACGCCCCAATCCGACATGAACCGGTCCAGCGCCAGTCCCACGAGCATCAGGAACGCCCCGATCCGGGAGAGCGACGGGATGCTCGCAAAATCCGTGGTGAATCCGGCATGAACGATATGCAGGTTGCCCACCTGATCCCGGAACTTCAGATCATGAACCAGCCGCCAGTTCTTACCATCGTGCAAAGGTGTGGCCACCAGGTCGGTTACGAAATGGGGTTCGGGGTTCATTACGAGAGCGCCTCCACCTGGAGCTTGAACATTTCATGCTGCGGCCAGTCCACCAGCAACCGGCGGCCGCCGGTCAATCCGGTCTTACCCGCCTTAGGTGAACACCCCACTAGCCGCGCCGCCGCCGATGACGCAGGGTTTATATTGGGGATAGTCAGGTTCATTTTTTTTGGCGGCGTTTTTTTCAAGCGAAATGTGAATCAAAATCCCTTCTGCCATTCGACGAACAGGTGATAGCGGTGGCCGGAATAAGCGCCGGCATTCATCCACTCGCCCCAGGTAAAGCCAACGCCAAAGTTGCCGCCGAGCCAGTGGCCGAACTTCGCCGCCTCGCCGATGTCCCAGATCGTGGCCGCGCCCTGCCCGCCGCCGGACAGCGGCTGGCCCAGGCCGACCAGCGCAAACTGCGTGATGGTGACATTCTTGATGTCAGCCGGCAGCCAGCTCAAAAGGCCGATATGCGCCAGCGGATGCGTATCCACATGGACAGTGGCGTTGCCGCTGACCAGGGAGAACTGGCCCAGATAATCCAGCCCCAGCGCCGCGCCGACGCCCGCCGATCCGTTCGTGGCCGCATAGGTGGTGTTCAGCGAGGGCACGTTGTAGATGGCCAGCAGGCCGCCGCCGATCTTATTGCCCGCCGGCGCGGAAGGCGCGTAGGTGAGATACGGCGCGAAGGCGTAGTTGGTGGAGTTGAGGAGGGCGCTGTTCTCCACGGCCGTCACCACATTGCCCAGCGCCCCGGATAAACTGATGGAGCCGATCAGGTCCGGCACCTGGTTGGTTTGGCCTTGGACCGGGCCGGTGGCGAACATCGCCAGCGCAGCGGCAAGACCGAGAGTCCATTGATTGAATTTCATTTTAATGATTGGGTTGGGTTAGGGTTGGAAACGAAAAACTCCCGCCGAGGCGCGAAATCATGAACGCACCTTCCCGATCCGAAAGGACCAGCCCTATGACTAGCTGGAGGAAAGATCGGAGTTTGCGGCAGGAGAAATTAAAAGCGGCAGCCAGGTGACGGGACAAGCGAGCGACCACTTGACGTGGGAGTGTCGCCCGGCTGCCGGAATTTTGAAGTGTGTTGGATGTCGCTCGAATCACGCGCCGAGAATGGCACGGATCAATTCAAAGCGTCGTTGTGCGGCACAACAGAAGTTTGGAGGGCAGAAAAAGAAAAGCCGGCGGTCAAGCGGTCGCTCGCCTCCGGTCACGCCGATTAAACCACCAACGCGGCCCCGGCGGCAAGGAAATTATTTAGGCCGCTTAAAAATCAAAATGATCTTTCCGGTGCGGATGTTCACGAATGGTTTGTAATCCCGCCCCACGGAAAACTTGGCATCAGGGATGGTTTCAATTTGTGGAACAGCAGACACGAGTTCCCAACCTTCATTTCCAAGTTTGTATGTATCAACTCCAGAATTATTTTCGTTCATTTCAGCATTGCCAGTATCTAGAACAAAATTTCCTGCAGCAGCATCAGACTGCTGCAAATGTTGCAGCCCAAGATCGATATTAGTTCTAAGTTCCGCCGAGGCGAAATGTCTCATCGCATGTTCGAAGTTTTCAACCATAACGATTTTATATTCCCAGTGAGCAATCTTGGTTTGAGGGGCCGGGTTCTGGCCGCACCCAGTGAGCAGCGCGGTGATGGCGATCAAGCAGAGAATAATTTTCATGGTTTGATTTCCTTAACCTATCGGCCAATAATTGCGTCTGTCTATTTGCGTCCCCGCATGATGAGCCGAAAACCGCGAATTTTCAATTACATCATCATGCCAGGTCACGCGCCCATTGGCGCGGCCTGGTGTGTTTGGTGTAAAGGCGCTTCGCGGTGCCTCGGCTCGAACACATCGGGTTCGCGCTCTGGAGGGGGCCATGCCGAAGGAATCGCAGCTTGAGAAATTTCTTAGACGGGAAAAAACACCACTGAAAACGCTGGAGTTTCTGGCGCTCATGCGTGACGGGATTTTGTCTTCTCCATCTCCTCCAACCCCTTCACGTTCGGCGCCACTGGAGGAAGATGCCCGGCCGGTGCTCGGTCGGTGCTGGTTTTGTGCGCGGGGGCGGAACTAGACCGGGCTAACAAGTCGCGGAGACCATTCTTTATATCGGCCAGCTCCCGTTCCGCACGCCGCGCCCGGCCGCGCCATAATTCCAGATCGTTGGACGGGAGATCGTGCATCGCATCCGGTTCCAAACAAACTTCCCGGACATAATTTCTCAAGTCCTCCAGCGTGCTCGGATGCGGATTATTCTTTCCGCTGCGCAGCATTGATATGGCCGGCGCGGTGATTTTAAGCCGGCGCGCAACATCCACCGCCTTCAATCCCCGTTCTTCCAAACGGGCATAAAGCTCAACGAATTCAACTTGCTCATCTGTTCTAAACTGACTCAAAATAATTTAATTAATTTCCTGTTGACAGACTTCATCTAGTTAATTATCTTCATGTCAACAAACTTAACTAAGCATGAGCCAAGAAAAAATCAAACGAAATCTTTTAAGGCAGCGGGCGGCGGCGAAGGGGATCTTCACTATCGCCGAACTCGCCCGCCAAGTCGGCTGCAGCCGTGAGGCGATTTATTTCTCCATCGAAAAGCCGTCGCGGTTTCCTCGAGTCACAAAACGGCTTAACCAATTAGTAGGAGCGGAATCATGAGCGACGCCCTGACCATTATCATGGAGCACGTCGCGCGGACGATGCCGGATTCCATTTCCGAACGGCTCACCTTGCTGGAGGCGCAACGCTCGCTGCTCAAGCCCCAGCACCCGGCATGGAAAAACATCTGCGAACACATCCATGCGCTGAAGAGTGCGCAGCGCTTGCAATCTGAATTGCCGCTGAACTTCACACAGGGTTCTAAATGATCACCAACCTTTTATCCATCGTCGCGGCGCTGTCTTTGGTTGAGACCGGAAACGACGACCGAGTCGTCGGCACCCGTGGCGAGCTTTCGCGCTGGCAGTTGATGAGCTATGTCCGCAAGGTTTACCCCGGACGCGACTGGTCCAATCCCAACGCCGTCCGCCCCGTCGTCATCACCGAGCTGACGAAGCGCGCCACCCATTTCCGCCAGCATACCCACCGCTGGCCGACCGCCGCCGAATACAGCCTCCTCTGGCATTGCCCGAACCGCGTCAGCCGGCCCAGCCACGACGATCGTGATTACGCCACGCGCGTCGTCAACCTCGCCACCGGAGGTGCCCTGTGACCAAGCTCGAATACAAAAGGATACGGCGTAATTTTCTGCGGACGCTGCGGCGGAGGGGAATGGTCGAAGCGGCCCAGAAGCTGATCCGTGGCGACCTGCAGATTTTAGAAGCCGTATTTGTGGAGGAGGGAAAAGAGATCATCCGGATTTTTTTGGGATCTCTCCCTGCGGATCAAAGCGATAAAGCAGCATCGGCCCCATCCCGATCAGGTGGTAAACCGCCGGTCGCGGCAGCAACGCCTGCGGCGGGGAAATTACCGCCAGGTTCACCTTGCGCGGGCAGGCGGAAAAACAAATGGTCGGCAGTGGTTTATGGATGGGAAAAACCACACCATCACACGGACCGCCTTCCAGCTTCGCCCAGTAATTTATCGGCTCAATTTTCGGGATCATCCCCCAAGTCTAAACCCGCCGGCAAAGGAGGCAAGTCATGACCAAGCTCGATTACTTCGTCCATATCCACGACGCCGCGGATGCCACCGCGCTGCGCGGCCTGCGCCAGCTCGCCGATGCGGATCCCGATCTCACGGTGTCGGACCTCGCCCAGGTGAACGCCGCCATCGGCCGGAAGTTCAGCCGTCTGAACGCCGCGGCCGTCGGCAAACAAACCCCGCGCTGGGGCGCGGCCACCCATCCCGTCCGCATCCCCACGCCCAACCTCTGCCGCTAATATATATGAACGCCCAACTCGTCAAGATAGATGTGGCTGCCGCACAACTGGGCTGGAGCGCGGCCAAGCTGTTTGACCTGGTGGATGGCGGCACTCTCCTCGAGGCGGGCTTTGAATGGGTGTTCAATCTCGCCAACGATCCCCAGGGCAAGCGCCGCGATCTCCGGTTCTGGATGCTGGAAGTCCAGGCGCGCAGCAATGACACCAAGCTGGCCGCCTATGAACTCTCCGGCGTGATCAACACCATCCTGCCGCCCGCGCGCCGGTTCTTCCATGCCGGCGAAGTGGATCAGCTCTTCCAGATCCGCCCGCGCACGCGCATTGATCTCCATGACGAGCTGGCCGGCAGCCTGAACAGCGGCCGCAACCAATACGCCCGCGCCGACCTCGCCGCGTTCCTGAAACGCCGCCACCTCAGCGCCACTAAATTTGCGACGAAGGAAACTCCGACCCCCACACAGCGCATCACCTCCCACAAATCGCCGATTGGCGAGGAGGCATTCAGACGCACGCGGATGAGCACTTCGTCGCAAAAACTTTCTTAAATATGAACGTCACCAAATACCAACCACAGCAAGCCATCCCCACGGACGCCAAAGACGCCGTGCGGTTTTGGGATAATCTCGCCGCGCAATTCGCCCGCGGCTCGGTCGCCTCACAGGTCATGTGCGGCTTCGCCCTGATCGAAGTCCGTGATCAATACGGATTACAGCCCGGACGCCGAACCGATTTAACCTCCCCAAAAGATTTGGAGAGGTTGAATTGGGAGGATTATCTCGAAGAGACCTTCACGATGTCCGACGAGACGGCCCGCCAGCGGATGAACATGGCGAAGGGTGTGAAATCGGACTTTAAGAAGCTCGGTTTGGGTGACCGGTTCCGCGCATTGCTGGCCACGCCGCCGAGCGCCTGGAGCGAGAGCGACACGCAGATGCTCTCCAGCTCGCTGGCCAAAGTCACCGACGGTCTCACGCAGACGGATTTCTTCCGCAAGCTCGGCCTGGCCAAGCTCGCCCCCGGCAACCACGAAGCCCACGGCAAGGGCAAGCGCAAGCTATCGCTCAGCGAGCAGGCCGAGGCGGAGCGGATCCTGGTGGCCGACATCATGAACCGCATCATCAAGGATGTGGAATTGCTCGGCGGGCGGTTCACCGTTCACACAGATCAGGACTGCGAGATTTTCCGGGGCGTTTTAATGAAGACCACAGCGGCCATTAACGACTGGTTAAGGATGCCGAAAAACAACCGTCAGCCCGCCTTCATCGCCGAACTATTCACCCGCAAATGATATGACCTCGCTCATCCCCCAAACTCAGCTCGCCGAATATCTCCAACTCCCGTCCGATGTCCGCTCCGACGTGGCGCGATGGCTGGGGGAACTGCAGGGCATCGCCCGCCCGATCGAGCAGAGCCTGGCTGCGGCCGCGCGCCGCCTCGGCGTCTCCGTCCAGACCGCCCGCCGCAAATATGACGTATGGCGCAAGACGAACGACTGGCGGACGCTGGTGAACCGCTCCAAGGTCCCCGCCGGGCGCGGACTGGATGCGGAGTTCCTGGACTACTGGAAAAAACTGTGCGAACAGAACGGCCGTAAGTGCCGGCCCGCCTTCCGCGAATTGCGCCGGCGCTGGCTGCGCGGCGATCAGATCCCCGGCCTGGACAACTTCCTCCCGCGCCACTCGCTGCCGTTCGGCTGCACCTATGACAACCTGATCCGGCACAAGCCGACGAAATTCGAGCTCGTGGCCGCGCGCATCGGGCGCAGCGCCGCGGCGGATTTCCGGCCGCTGGTCTTCACCACCCGGCTGGGCCTGAACGTCGGCCAGTTCATCACCTTCGACGATATGTGGCACGATTTTAAGGTCGTGGCCGCTGGCCAGCGCCGGGCCATGCGCCTGCTGCAGCTGCACGCGCACGATATTTTCTCCGGGTGCCAGTTCGCCCGCGGCGTCAAGCCACGCCTGGAAGACGAGGCCACCGGCAAGAGCGTCGGCCTGAAGGAAGACGAGATGCTTTTCCTGGTCGCGCACGTCCTCGGCACGTTCGGCTATCGCGCCGACGGCTGCACTTTCCTCGTGGAACACGGCACGGCCGCGCTCAATGAGACGATTGAAAAAGTTTTATTCGACCTGACCGGCGGCAAGTTGACCGTGAGCCGCAGCGGCATCGAGGGCGCGAGCGCTTTCGCCGGGCAATACGCCGGCCGCTCCAAGGGCAATTTCCGTCTCAAGGCTTCGCTGGAATCGCTCGGCAATCTAATTCACAACGAGACGGCCAACCTGCTCCAGTTCTCCGGCCAGACCGGCAGCAACTCGCGCGTGAACCTGCCCGAGGAGCTGCACGGCCGCGAGCGCCATGCCGACGGGCTGATCAAGGCCATGCTCGCGCTGCCGGCGGAACGCGCCGCTCTGCTCAAGCTGCCCTTCCTGGAAGTGAACCAGGCGAAGTGGCTGGTGGAGGAAATCATGGAGCGCATCAACCGCCGCACCGATCACGAGCTGGAAGGTTGGGAGGAAGCGGGATTGACCACGGTGGACTACGAAGTGCCCGGCGTGGGCCTGCTCACCGGGGCGGCCGTGATGGAGCTGGAGGAGCTGCGCCGCAACGCCGTGCTCGCCGCCGCCTCGCCGCTCGCCCGCAAATTGTCCCCGCGCGAAGTCTTCGACAGCGGCGCGCGCAGCCTGGTGAAATTCCGCCCGGAACAAATCGCCACCCTGCTGCACACCAAGACCGGCCGCGAAGTGAAAGTCGGCGACGATCGCGTGATTGAATTTCTCGACGAGAACATTTCCCCGGCGCCGCTCAAATTCCTCGCCCATCATCTGCCCGTCGGCGAGCGCTACGAAGTTGTGGTGAATCCCTTCTCGCCGCAGACCGCGCATTATTTCGACGCGCGCGGCGCGTGGCTGGGCGTGCTCGATGCCTGGCAGAAAGTCCGCCGCGACGACGTGGCCGGCCTGCACGCGCAGATGGGCCGGGCCGCCAAGATCGAGAAGGAGCTGCTCGCCCCGCTCGCCGCCCGCGGCGCGGAGATCACCCGCCAGCGCATCGCCGATGCGCAGAGCAATTCCGAGGTGCTGAACCGGCGCAGCCCGGTCACGCCGACCGAGCGGGAATCCGCCCAGCGCGTCCGCACCGAAGGCCCCGACGCCGCCGCCGACATCCTGGCCACGGTATCAAATGATACCAACCCCATTTCCGAAAGCTCCAATGCCGGCGATGACCTGCTCGGGGCGATCGGGCAACGAACCTAAACCCAAAACCTGAAGGACAAATGAGCGACAACAATCAACTGACGGAAACCTCTCCGCAGCAAAACATGACCCTCCGGATCCCCGGCGACATCGTCAACCGCGCCACCGCCGATCTGCCGGATGAACAGCGCAGCGCCATCCGCCGGCTGCACGCGCATTACATCGAGCACGGCCTGACCATTGACGAGACGGCCAAGATCATCGGCTACACCGGGGCGGTCGTGAGCCAGCTGTTCCGGGGCAAATACGAGGGCAAGCTCGACAACGTCGTCAAGGGGATCAACAGCTTCTTTGAACTCCAGGATAAACGGTCCCAGGGCCGCAAGCTGTCTTTCGTTCCCACCGCTCTGACCGACCGCATCTGGAACGTGTGCGGCGCCGCCCTGGAGTTTCAGAAGATCGCCTTCATCTTCGGCGACCAGCAGATCGGCAAGACCGAGGCGCTGAAAGCCTACCGCGACGCGCACAACCACGGCAGCACTGTCTATGTGCGCATGCCCACCGGCGGCGCCATGTGCAACTTCCTGAAGGAACTGGCCCGCCCGCTGCGCATCGGCGAGAACCTCTCCAACGTCCGCCTCCGCGAGCGCATCAAGAACGCCTTCGATGATCGGATGCTGCTGATCGTGGACGAGGCCCACGCCTGCATCAAGGAATCCCACTCCACCAGCGCCATTCAGTCCATTGATTTCATCCGGGAGATTTTCGACGAGCGTCAGTGCGGCGTGGTGATCTGCGCCACGAATGTTTTCCGCGATGCGATGGAGGCCGGCGCGCTCTACAAAATCCTGCGCCAGATCAAGCGCCGCCGCCTGTGCGCGCTGCAGCTGCCCAATGTCCCCACGCAGGCCGATCTCAACACCTTCGCCGCCGCCTACGATCTCGCGCCCGCCACCGGCCCGGCGCGCGAGTTGGAAAAGCATCTGCTCGAAGACGAGGCGCTCGGCATGTGGCTCACCCTCCTGCGCATGGGCGCCAAGCTGGCCGCCCAGCGCAAACAGAAGATCACCTGGCAGCACGTCCTAGCCGCCCACGCCGGCTTGAAAGAACTCGAAGGCCAGAAATTTTAATAACTGCGTTATGGCCACCAATGGAAATTCATACGGAGTGAACGCATTTCGTGAAGTGCGCGTTCGGTGCAAGCAATGCCATGGACGCAAGATTACGAACATGCAGTGCGATACGGGGATTTATAAATGGCCCTGCGATTTGTGTGGCGAAGACACCGACCACGTCGTGACAGAAACACAACCTCGTAGCGGCGTCTATCGCCGATAATTCCCATGCTTACCCTGCCCGCCCAAATCTCCGACGCCGAGCGCGCCGTTTCGCAGTACAAGCACGAGCTGCTCGTGCGCGTGATGGCCCACATCGTGCGCCGGGCCTTGGTGCAGGCGTATGTATCCGCCGGCGATGTGCCGGAGGACATCGTGGACAAGGAACATCGCCAGGGCGTGGCCAGCAATGCGTGGAACGCCCTGCGCGCCCTGGAAATCATCGAAGCCGTGCCGATGAATCTCTCCGATGAAGCGCGCGGCATCTTCGGCGGCCGAATCAAGAATGAGAATCCCGGACGCAAAGGCTCGTGGGTGAGCGTGTATCGCCTCTACTCCCGCGCCGCCGCCGTCACCTGGGCCAACGCGAACAACATCCGCCTGGCCGACGCAGAACTCAAACCGGCCACGCCCGGCCTTCAAATTGTAATGACCCTTTGACCAACCATTAACCACCAAATTAAAGCGACTTAATTATGGGAAAAACCTACCGAACAACCCGACCGATGCCGAACGTCGGCATGGCTAACATCAGCCCGGACCGGCTGTGCAAAGAGTCCACCCTGACCCGCTTCTCCAAGGCGTGGAAGAAGATCACCCACCACCGCGAACGCCAGTCCCTGCGGACGGCCATCATGAATGAAATGCAGGAGTCCGTATGACCCCCGTCATCCGCCATCTGCCGATCGTCCCGCTCCGGGATCTGGACCACGACAACATGACGCCGACCGAAGTCACCGCCTGGCTGGCCGCGCGCGATCGCGCGCTCTGGCTCCAGCGCCTGAACTACGTCGTGAACTTCGCGCTCGGCGCGGTAGCCGTCCTTTCCGCCGTCACCCTCTACCAGTTCTTAACCCGCTAACCATCAACCCATCAATCAAACCAAATATGTCGAAGAACCGAATCAAAATTCAAACCCCGCTGATCGCCAACCGCACCGCCGCCGAGGCCGAGATGAATGAGCTGGCACTCACCGCCAACAATCGCCGCAAGTTCATCGCCCGGCTGGACGCCGAGAAGCTGGCCGTCGAGGAAAAATACGCCGCCAACATCGCCGCGTGCGATGCGGACATCAAGACCAAGTCCGATGCGCTGCGCGCGTGGGCCGAGGCCAACCCCGCCGAGTTCGGCAAACGCAAGTCGCTGGACTTCGCCGCCGGCACGCTCGGCTTCCGCACCGGCACGCCGAAGCTCAAGCTGCTCTCGCGCTGGACGTGGGATCGGGTCCTGGAAGAGATCACGGTCCGGGCCTTCAACTTCACCCGCAACACTCTCGCCGTGGACAAGGAAGCCATCATCACGTTCTACGCCGGCGCCACCGACAAGGCCGCCGTGGAAGCCAAAGTCCTCGCGCCCATCGGCGTCAAGGTTGTCCAGGATGAGTCATTCTACGTGGAACCCAACCTCACCGACACGGAGGTGCAATCGTGAGAATGCCGGTTGCCAATATCAAAGACACGCCGTTCGCGGCTGTGAAATTCCACTTCGTCCAGGTCACGCCGGAACTTGCGGCAGACTGGCTAAAATGCAACTTGAAAAACCGTAAGCTCAAGGCGCGGATGCTGGAAGGCTACACGATGGACATGAAAAACGGCGCGTGGCTCTGTACGCACGAAGGTATCGCCTTTGATGCCGACGGCAATCTCACGGACGGCCAGCATCGTCTCCTCGGCGTGGTGCAGAGCAAGGTATCGGTTTTGCTGCTGGTATCCACCGGCTGGCCGGTGGCGCAGGGCAAAAAGAAAACGATGGACGTGGTGAACATGGGCGCAAACCGCTCGCTGGCGGACCAGCTTCACCTGCAGCACGGCTTTGCCCCGCGCGATGCGGCGCGCGTGGTCCGCGCCTGCAACGCGCTGGCGGCCGTGGTAGTGGGCGTGGACCGGATCGCCAAATCCACCACCGACACGATCCTCGCCGTGGCGGCCATCTACAAAGCCGAACTGGACTGGTGGATCAGCCAGGCACCGGACGCCAAGAAATCCGGCATTGAGAACGCCACCGTGGCGGCGTGCCTGATGATGGGCAAGGCTGTCTGGAGCGACAAGACGATGACCGCGCTGGAGCGCCTTATCACCGGCGAAAATTTGACCCGTGAAAACCCGCTATTGCACCTGCGCAACTGGCTGTTGAGCGGTGATTCCAGGGAATCGGCCACGGTCCTGAGGCAAACCACGCTGCATCATCTGGCGGCCTTCGTGGACGGCAAAACGCAGTCGCAGATCGTCGTCAATTCATCCACGGCGTATCTGCGCATGATGAAGCTGCACCGGGTGCGCGTGGAAAAAATCTGCGCACTCTACGGCAAGCCGTTGCCGGATATCTTCGAGCAGACGGAACAGGAAAAGACCGCCAACGCCAAGGCTGGCCCGCTCTCAGCCGAGGCGTTGAAGATTGGAGAAAGCCTGTCCGCCACCTTCAGCCAGTTGGACCTGAAGGCGCGCACTGACTCCAATATCGGCCAATGGCTGGGCATCTGGATGAGCAAGAAATGGATTGAGCCTTCGGGCGCAAATCAATTCCGCAAGCTGGAAAACTTCGGAAAAACCCAATAGGAAAACCATGATCGAAAAAATCAAAACCCTGCTGGCGGCGACCGTGTTCTCCCTGCTTTGTGCGTTGGAGGATTTGCGGCGGCCGATGGGCTCGATGGAGGCTTGATTTATGAATACCGTCATCATCAAACAATCCCCAGATAAAGGCGCGGACACGAAAGTGTTCCGCGCCTATTTCCCCGGCGGCGCAAAGCGGTGGGATAAACAGCCGGTGGGCGTCTCGGCCAGTTGCACGTCCCAGGCAGAATTCGGTGCGCTGCGCTGCGCGGCCAAAGCCTTCATCAAGACCGTCGAGCCGCAGGCCGACCCGGACGAAATTGAAACCCGCATCAAGCTGGACCCTATGGCCAAAGGCATATGGACCGCGGAACTGCAGCCAGCTACAAACAAAAAGGTAAAATCATGAAAATTGAAATCAAATGCCGGTTCACCGGCTCGGTCCTATTTGAACATTCAGACAAGGAAAATTCCATTAAGTTGACGGTGGCCGCTGCCGTTGAAAAGAAAGTCTCCCTCCGTGGCGCTTACCTCAGTGGCGCTGACCTCAGTGGCGCTGACCTCCGTGGCGCTGACCTCAGTGGCGCTTACCTCAGTGGCGCTGACCTCAGTGGCGCTTACCTCAGTGGCGCTTACCTCCGTGGCGCTTACCTCAGTGGCGCTGACCTCAGTGGCGCTTACCTCAGTGGCGCTTACCTCAGTGGCGCTGACCTCAGTGGCGCTGACCTCCGTGGCGCTGACCTCAGTGGCGCTTACCTCAGTGGCGCTGACCTCAGTGGCGCTTACCTCAGTGGCGCTGACCTCAGTGGCGCTGACCTCAGTGGCGCTTACCTCCGTGGCGCAAAATTAAAAGACGGATCACTGGTTGATGACGGCCCCCGTCCATTTTTTTACTTCGGGCCGATCGGGAGTGATGCTGCGGAATTGTTAGCGTTCAGAACTGATAAAGGCATTCGCCTGCAGCGGGGATGCTTCTTTGGCACCGTGGATGAGTTCAAAGCCGCGCTGAATAAGAAGCATTCGGACAATGTTCACAGTCAGGAATATTTGGCTTCGCTGGCGATGATCGAACTGCACTTCAAACTATGGACGAAGGGAACATGATTGAATGAATGCATGCCCCGTCAATCTATCAGCCGTGCGCCTGACCGGCGCACTGCTGCGATTGCCGTCCTCGTCTTTCGTTATGGCGGGGTTGATGGCGCGGTGCGCCGGATTGTGTTTGGCTGGCGGGGACGTTTCTCGGCCGTCCAGATCGACATTGCGCTACAGCGCCGCTGGCCGCTCCTGGTGCCAAATAAATACCAGGTCACGGATTGCCTCGAACAGATGCAAGAACAGCGCCTCATCGAATGCGTCGTCTGCCGGCACACCAAAATCTACGAGCGAATAAATACGAGATGAAGTTTAATCCGCCAATTCTTTTCAAGGAATTCTGCCTCGATGAGGCGGCGCGGCTGGGCTGCTCGGTCCGAAATATTCTGCACCGCGTTTATCATGGCCGGTACCAGCTCGAACTCCGCCGGGTGAACTGCCGAGTGATTTTTGTCTGCGCCGCCGTGGAGATTCCCAAAACCCCGCCGATCCTGCCGGGCGAGGTCGCCATGAAGGATTTCATCACGGCGGAAGCGGAACGTATCGGACTGACCAGGTCGGCGGTGGCGAACCGGATCTCGCGCGGGAAATACCGCCATCTAAAATTGCGCCGGGTGAACCGGCGCGTGGTGTTTGTAAAATTATGAAACGCAGACCGTCATGGCAGGTTTATCACCGGCTGGGGGAACATGTCTCACGTAAAATCCCTGGCTGCATGTCATATAAGGAAATTGGGGACCATTTTGGATGCCGGAAACAAAAAGTTTACCATGAGGCAATGATCGCGCTCGGAAAAGTGGTTTACCTCTTAAAAAAACAGATTCCTGATTTATGACCGAACCCCAACGCATTTCTCTGCAGGCTCGTTGGTGGCCGGCCGCGTGCCGGGCCCAAGATTGGAAGACGGGCGATCGCAATCTCCGCCTCCGCGTCTGCGCCTGGGCCGTCAGCCTGGATAATCCCACCCAGCTCACCCTGCTCGAAGCCATCACTTCCGACCGTCAGCCGTCCCGCTTGCTGGAGTCCGCCAATGACCTGGACAACAAAGCCGACGTGGATCGCGTCAAGGCGTGCCTCGGCATGCTCGCGGACAACCTGAAATCGACCAATGAAGTCGGCAAGCCTCAGATCGGGGAGGCCCGCCGCAAGCGCGATGTGATCCGCAGCGCATTAAAATGCCTGGCGCTCTACGAATCCCAGCCGAAGCGTTTCATGGCCTCAATCGTGGACGATATGTTCAACCACGGCCGGCCGGGCGTCTCGATTAAGGATCTGACCGATGAACCGGCCATCAAGGCCGGCGGCCACGAAGGACCGAGCGACCTCCAGCGCCTCATGATGCGGTTGCAGCAGGTCGTGAACGACAAGCGCAACACCAACATCATTGTGCCGCCTTACACTCATCTGCAGGGCAGCGAACCGCTGACGATCCACGAGATGAAATGGACCGCCGCCGTCCAGTGTAATTGCAAATATTGCGACGATCTCCGCGCCCGCGGCAAAGCCCCGATCCTGCCGCCCTTGCCGGTCGTGGAAAACATGGCCGACTTTGATCCCGAACTGGATCCCGCCACGGACGCCGACTGCGAGCTTGGCTCCGGCGTCAGCTCGGAAACCGTAAACCCGTTTTGACCGCAGTTTTTGCTAGGATTTTTGGCGGTGATGAACAACATTTTTGAGATATGACTTGGAAAGAATTTAAAGAAGCAGTCGAGGCCGCCGGAGTGAAGGATTCCGACCCGATATTTTTTATCGATACGGGCAACTTTCCCGAATCGGTCAGCGTTTCGATTGATGAAGAAAACCGAAATGTTCAAGTGACTGATTGACCGTCATGCGCCCGAAGAATTACAACCGCTCCAAGCAGCCGACGCCGAAGGAATTGACCGACTCGTGCCTATCGTTTTTGCGGACGAAATTCTACACCGAACCCGGCGATGACCGCTGCTTCGCCCAGGATCGCAGCAAGCTGCTCTCGTGGGTCGTTCTCTGGCCGGCGAGCTGGCTCAATTCCCGCGCCGTCACCATCCACGGCGACGCCTACCGCGAGATCTTCATGAAGGTCTTCATGAACGCCGCCGCGCACATGGAATCCAAGGTCAAATATCGGCCCGCTTACCTGCGTCAAGTCATCCAATCCCACTGGAAAATTCACGGTGAAAAATATTACGATTCCGCGAAGGCCGTCCGCAACCTGGTGGAGCATACATTGATGGTCGCTGGCCAGTCCCGGCAGGCCGCGCCTGATCCCGTTCGCGAGCTCGCCTCGGCCCGTCAGATTTTGACCAGCCTGAAGCCTAAAAAAACGGCTCCTAAAACCCCCGTTAAGGCCCAATTAAACCTCTTCTCCTGACCCGTGAAAAACCTCTCAAAGCTATTCAAATATGGCGGTTTCGGGTCAAAACCTCTCAAACCGTCGTTTCTGTCAGTTCGTCTCTGTAAGTGCCTGTATTTCCGCCTCTTTCTAAGAAATTCGCCCTAATTCCGCCTTCTCAAACCAGTTTCGTAGATTCATCCAGCCGCTGCGGGTCGCAGACCGGCGCTCCGTATTCAAATTGGGACACTACATGACGGCGG